TAATGGCTAAGAAAAAAACAAGAGACAAGAACGAGCACAACTATCGTTCTAATTCAGAATTTAATTGTGCTTGTTTCTTGAATAAGAATAAGGTTGAGTTTGAATATGAAACATTTAACATACCTTATTTATGGCAAGAAGATAAGAAGTATATACCTGACTTTATTCTTCCTAATGGAATCATACTGGAAGTTAAGGGAAGGTTTATGCTTGAAGACAGGAAGAAACATTTGTTTATTCGTGACCAGCACCCTGAACATGATATCAGATTTGTCTTTGATAATCCTAATAGGAAACTATACAAGGGTGGCAAGATGACCTATGGTGATTGGTGTGACAAACATGGCTTCCTATACTGTAAAGGTGGGGAAGGGATACCAAAAGCATGGCTAAGACCTTTAACACCTGCAGCCCCTATAGGTGTTGCCGCAGCAAGAAGAAATAAAGCTATAAGTAAAATGAAAAATAAATGCAAATAAAAGACATAATACTAGCAGAGGATGAACAGGTAGAGCTAAGAACATCAGAGAGGACTTTATTCCTAACTGTTATTCTTCAGGCTCTTCTTGACGCAACGAAGCCCCGATATGATGGTGAGCCTACCAACTCTATTATCGAAAGAGAAAGAGCAATTGCATGGTTCTTTGCATCAGTCGGGGTTACTGCTGAAGACTTCCATGCAGTATGTGATTATGCAGGAGTTAATCCTGTGTACATGAGAGAGTTTGCTTTCAAGGTTCTCAAGTCAGGAGAAGTTGAGTACGTTAGAAAAAGAATTAATGCTGTTTTAGGACATGAATAGTATTGTAATCTTACCTTGATTGTGATACAATTCTAAGTTCCAACCCAGTTCAAGAAAGGGATATCAATGAACAATTTTTTACCTACAGATTATCAGAATTTTATTGCCTTGTCACGTTATGCTCGTTGGAAAGAAGACGAAGGCAGACGTGAGACATGGCCTGAAACAGTTGGCAGATACTTTGATTATATGTCTGACCATCTTAGCAAGAAACATAACTACAATCTAAAAGACGGACTACGTAAAGAGCTAGAAGAAGCAGTACTTACCCAGCAAATCATGCCTTCCATGAGAGCATTGATGACCTCTGGTCCTGCCCTAGACCGTTGCCATGTTGGTGGTTATAACTGTTCTTACATTCCTGTGGACAGCCCTCGTGCTTTTGACGAGTGTATGTACATCCTTATGTGTGGCACAGGCGTAGGCTTCTCAGTTGAACGCAACAACATTGACAAGCTTCCAATTGTAAATGAAACATTCCATGAAACAGATACAGTAATCAAGGTAGGTGACAGCCGCCCCGGTTGGGCTAAGTCTCTACGTGAATTGATTGCTATGCTGTATGCTGGACAGATTCCTAAGTGGGATGTATCAGAGGTACGTCCTGCAGGTGCAAGGCTAAAGACTTTTGGTGGACGTGCATCAGGACCTGCCCCTCTGATTGACCTGTTTAATTTCTGTATTGATAAATTCAAGGCTGCAGCAGGACGTAGGCTCTATCCTATTGAGTGCCATGACCTGATGTGTAAGATTGGGGAAGTAGTAGTGGTAGGTGGTGTCAGACGTTCAGCCCTTATCAGTCTGTCCAATCTGAACGATGACCAGATGCGTCATGCAAAGACAGGTGAATGGTGGGATGAGCCAGACAAGAACATCAAGCGTGAAGGACAACGTGCTCTAGCAAATAACTCTGTGGCCTACAAAGAGAAGCCTCAGATGGGTACATTCATGCGTGAGTGGTTGTCTCTTTATGAATCACATTCAGGGGAACGTGGTATCTTCAATCGTGAATCTGCTAAGAGACAGGCAGCAAGTAATGGCAGACGTGACCCTGACCATCAGTTTGGTTGTAATCCTTGCTCAGAGATTATCCTACGCCCTTACCAGTTCTGTAATCTATCAGAGGTAGTTGTACGTGCTACGGATAACCTAGAGACACTGGAAAACAAGGTACGTCTGGCAACCATACTTGGTACATTCCAAGCCACACTGACAGACTTTAAATATATTCGTAAAATCTGGAAGGACAATACAGAAGAAGAACGTCTTCTTGGTGTGTCTCTGACAGGGATTATGGATAACCAATTGATGTCAGGTAAAAGCCCAATGCATGGTATGAATATCAAAAATATTCTTACTACTCTAAAAGACAAGGCTATCGAAACAAATGAAAAGATGGCTAAGTCTCTTGGCATACCACAGGCTGCAGCTATTACCTGTGTTAAACCTTCAGGTACAGTATCTCAGCTAGTTGATAGTGCATCTGGTATTCATTCACGTCACAACCCTTACTACATTCGTACTGTACGTGGTGACAACAAAGACCCTATCACACAGTTTATGATTGCACAGGGTGTACCGAATGAACCAGATGTAGGTAAGCCTGATAGCACTACAGTATTCAGCTTCCCTATGGCTTCGCCAGCAGGTGCAGTATGTCGTACAGATATGACTGCAATTGAACAGCTTGAGTTGTGGTTGTTATACCAGAAGTATTGGTGTGAACACAAACCATCTGTAACTATCTCTGTCAAAGAACATGAGTGGTTAGAGGTTGGCTCGTGGGTATATGAAAACTTTGATGACGTATCTGGTATCAGCTTCCTACCATTTAGTGAGCACACATACCAGCAAGCACCTTATCAGGACATCACAAGCATAGAGTATGATAAGGCAATGGAAAAGATGCCAGCTAAGATTGATTGGTCTTTACTCTCAGAGTTTGAGAAGGAAGACACTACATCAGGTGGACGTGAGTTGGCTTGTACGGCTGGTGTGTGTGAGGTTGTTGACCTGACTGCAGCGTAGAGTTATGCTGGTACTTTCCATAGACCCTTTAAATCAAGAGGCCACTTGTGGTAGGGATAGGCCGGGAAAGCTAAGAGAATGGATGTGTGACTGCCAGCACCTTTAAGGAGAAAAAATGAGTAACATTGTCAACATACCACCATGTAAAGTATGGGTAAGAAAAGAATATCTAACAGACCATCAATCTGGACATGGTGAATTTGTAGAGGGATACTGGGTAACGGCAAAGTCGTTGCCCGGTAGAACTTTTTATTTTGAAACCTACCTTCCTACATATGCAGCTATGTACGATAAACTTCCTATCTCTGCCTTTGTTTCAGAGCCTGAGACACCTACCCCTGACCTTCCTCTGGACGAGCTACAGTTCTGGAACTGCATGGACTATGGGGTAACTGCCATTGAGAAACAATTCATAGGTTCTATGGGCTTCCAAGCTCGAACAAAGAGGCATGGAATGATAGGCGGTAAATATCTTTTTACACTGGACAATCTACATGAGAACATTCAACAAGTAGATTGTAACGTAAGTGAAGTTCCACAAGAACATAAATCATTTAACTGTCTTGAACTTGAGAACGGTCAGTATTGTCTTTACCCTAACAACAGAATGAGAATATATGATGTATCTCTTTCACCTAAAGATGTTAAGATACCAGACTTTAAAGTATCTACAGAATATTATGAAGTAGAAAATCCTTTCTCAGATTGGGGAACATTGGGAGACAGTGAAGAATACTTTTGGAAAACGGAGAATGAAAGTGATTGAGTGTAGTGGATTAGACTTGTTGTGGTGGCAGTGGTGGATATTAATAATGATTACTGTAAACACTGCTCTTAACCTTATAGTATTCTTTAAACATAGGTTTAGAAAAAAAGATTGACAACTATAGGTTGGTAAAGTATAATTATAATAATTGTAATTGAAAGGAGTATATGATGGAAGATTTATCAATGCTTGAACAAGAAATTAAAGATACTGAAGCACATTTAATGGAGCTTAAAAAACAGTATCGTGAAAAGAAAACAGCAGGTCTTCGTGCAGCTATTGAGGCACGACAAGAAGCTGACAAACTAATTCGTGAAGAAATGAAGAGCTTGGGGTACACTAGTTCTTTTCAATTGTTTAGGTAATACTATGTTTATAGAAAAAAGACCAGTAATTTATGTAGGATATGATTCAAGGGAGCATGAAGCTTATGAAGTATTACGTAAATCAATTCAAAGATACAATACAAAGTATGACATCATACCTCTCGTACAACCAGCCCTTCGTAGAGCAGGTTTGTATAGGCGTACTATTCGCTTTGACAGTAACGCTGAGTCTATTACTAGGATAGACGAGTTTGATGGCAGACCATTTAGTTCTGACTTTACCTTCACACGTTTCCTAGTTCCTGCCCTTAATCAGTATGACGGTCTTGCATTGTTTATGGATGCAGATATGTTTGTACGTTGGGATATTGAGGAACTATTTAATACCTATGGTAAACGTGAAGAGTACGCTGTTCAGGTAGTTAAACATAACTATAGACCTAATGAAGGTTTAAAGATGGATGGACAAGTACAGCAAAACTATAATCGTAAGAACTGGTCTAGCTTTGTTCTATGGAATTGTTCACATCCTTCTAATCTAAATCTAACTGTAGATGATGTAAACACAAAGTCAGGTAGCTGGTTACATAGTTTTTCTTGGTTGTCTAATGACGAGATTGGTTCTATTGAACCAGAGTGGAATTGGCTAGATGGCTGGTCACCAGAAAACATCTTACCTAAAAATGTACACTTTACCACAGGTGGTCCTTGGTTTGAGGATTGGGAAGGTAAACGTAAATCAGATACTGAATATGCTGGTGAATGGCAAGCCTTTAAAAGCAAAGTGTTTATGGATAAACTAGTAGGAGAAGTATTATAATGTATGTATTTGTAACCTCATTTAGTGAGAGTGGCTACCATCAGTATGCCAAGAATATGCTGGAAAGTGTAGTAGAAAAGTGGAATCCAAAACACTTTAAGCTTTATGCTTACTATCATGACTTTGATATTAACTCTGTTGATGCACCACAGGCTGAGTCAATTGAGTATCGTAACCTTAATGACATTCAGGAGATGGTTCAGTATCGTGAACGCATGAAGACTTATGATGGTACTCATGGTGGAACTCAGCCATATAACTGGCGGCTTGATGCAATCAAATGGTGTCATAAGGTATATGCTTTGTCTGACCTTGCATTTGAAATGATGGAAGAAGAAGCTTATGACGAAAGCAACTGGATGATTTGGTTGG